ACTCTACTTTTCTTGAAGAGCCAACTCTGACCTTTCGATTAGGTTTGCTCTTTGGTTGATAGTTGCGGGATGACTCTGTCCAATGATGGAAGATACAATCATATCTCAGAGCATCAAGAGGATCCTCGCGTCCATCTTTCTTTGGTTGTTCTTTGTTATCCCAAGCATATGAGAGAAGAGCTTTTCTGATTGAGTTGCCACTTGCTCTCTCTCCTTTGTCCCATACTTCACGAGTGATCAAGTACTTTCCAGAGTTGAAAGCACGCTTCAATCTTTGCACTCCATTGAGTACGTCAATCCTCACCGGGTCCGTTGTCGACCTCATTGGCAATCCTATTCCTCCATCGTCGGGATGCTTGCGAATCATACGAAAAGCTGAGAGTCCTGTATGATCTGATCTTGCTTTTCCGGCCTTGTCTGCCACACCTGTGTCAAGCCATACTCGTGAAGATGGTGCCATTGACATCAAGGCACGAGGCCACGCAAAAGCAAGAATCATCTGACTGAGCTGCTCGATTGTCACTTCCTTGGGATTGAATTCATGGATGATGATTGAGGCTTCTCTCACCTCATCATATACTATCACCAATACACTTGGCTTCCGGAAGCCCCAGTCAATCGCGATTCGTCCTGTCATAGATGGATCATACTTGAAGTCATCAATGATATGTTTCTCATGATCAAACTCAGAATACACCAAACCACTTGGAGGTTTTGGCTTATTCATGACCATCGCTTCACGCTCATCAGGAGGGAGGAGCTTTGTTGCTTCAAACCACTCCTCACTCAAGTTGTCTTGATTGACATATGATGAATAAAACAAAGGTTGATACTCTGCTTTCTCTGCCATCTTACACCACCAAGCATCAATGACAGGAAGCCCAACGAGGATCATGATTGGACTTGGTCCACTTCTCAAACGACCCAAAGCTTTATGAGCAACCTCAGCAGTCAGAGTCTGACATTCGTCAATCATGCAAACACCACTTGTCACATTCAAACCCTCAAGAGGATTGTGAGTTGCTTCTCTTGTACCAGGTCGATAATACGAGCGACACCAAACGGTTGAGCCGTTCTCTGTATCTGTCCACAATTTATTCGTGTGGTTGTATGTCCATCCAAGAGGAGCAAGCCACTTCTCCATTTCCGGCATGAGGACTGAGTTGTATCTTGGGGTTGTGTCAGTCACCATCAAAGATGACATGCCTGGCCTCATCTTGGAGACGAGCAACATGGAGAAGACAAGTGCTGAGGTCTTACCACTTCCCCATCCACAACGAGCAGCAATGATCTTGTCTCTTTGTCCGATTCGTTTGATGATCTCTGTTTGCAGTTCATTGGGGTTGATGTCAATCATTAGAATCCTTTACGTCTTCTCATCTCTTCATATTCATCAAGTATCTCATCGATCTTCAAGCACATGATTGATACTATTGTTGAGAAATTAATTCCGTTATGAGGAACAGAATAATTCTCAATATCAATACCATCGGGAATAATATCATTAAGACTTGATATTGATACAGCTTGTTTTAATTTATCTTGATCAATCATGACATCCGATAATTGCCTAACCTCATCATTTATTATTTCATATCTTGATTTGTGAAATTGTAACCATTTAAAATATGCTGTTTCATTTCTGACATTTGGGTTCTCAAGATGACAATGTCTACAAAGCAAAACTATATTGGAAACATGATTTGAACCTCCCAATTGACGAGGAACAATATGACAGCGTTGCAAATAGTTTTTATGTCCAAATTCCCACTTGTGCCTTAAGAACATTCTATTACAAGCAAAACATTCTTGATGGATGGAATTTATTATTAAATGAAAGTTGAAATCAATATCTGCTTCTTTTGAAAGATGTTTCATTCTTTTTATTGCTGCATCAGATCTCCAATACTTAAAGATCTTTATACGACTAGGCATTGATCCATGTCTTTTAACAATAGGTTTTTGTGATGAGTGAAGTTTTTTTTGTCTATAAAATTTACCATTATTATAATCTCTATCCCATCTATAAAAAGTAGATCTATGAATACCAGCTTCACTACAAGCTTCTTGAGCACTCAAGCCCTCCTCATCAATCAATTCTTTTATCAATGGATAAAGTATTTCTTTTTCTGTTGGTCTGCCACCATTAGGATTTGATTCTTGAATCATTTAATGTTATTCCTTTTACATTACATTTAACTAGGGCGAGTGGATGTATAGATAGCACTGATCAGTCTTCCTTTTGCTGGTCAGTGCTTTCTTTTTTGATGATGTGATTGAGCATACCTGCCACGACATCAACACCAGTTTGTTTTGTGACGTTGACATCAAGCTCTCTCTTTTGTCCCCATCGTTGAGGATAGCGTCTTTCGAGGATCCAGGCAGCGGCCCTCCAATCTCCATATTGAGTAATCTGATCAAGGAGATTCGCTTCCACGTCTGACTCGGTTGCATTGACGAACTCTTTGAATTCAGGGATCTCTTCCATCCAACGATAATATGTTCTCTTGTTGATATTGGCAGCTTGACAAGATGCTTCGATGGTACATCCTTTTCTCAAGTATGTGCAGATCACCATCGCAACATCCTCAGAGTATTTGTATCTCTCACGCGTGTGCGATGACTGCGTGACATTCGTGACATTATCTTGATGAGACATGGCTTCTCTCTTTCCAAATTCAGTCAAAAGCTTTGTATCCATTGTATCAATCTTTCGTGAATGTATCACTTGGATATTTTTTCCAAGGTGAATTGATTGGATGATTTTGAGCCGGTAGAGTCTCCCACTTGTAATCACTCTCAGCAGGGTTCTCAGTCTTATCCCAAGTCCATGGATCAAGAACTTCAACTTGTGGCTTTGGCTTTGGTTGAGTCTTTCGCTCTGGTCGAGTATGGAATTCAACACTTCTCATAAGTACAGACCAATCATATTTTGTCTCACCATTGTGATCATATGATCTGCACTCCATTTCTCCATGAACTGAAAGCTTACATCCTTTTGTCAATCCTTTGATGCAACGATCAGCCAACTCGCCAAAGCATACGACTTTGAACCATGTTGTATTCTCTTGACCGTTATAATGTTTTGTGACTGCAACATTGAGCTTGCACATTGTTTTTCCTGATTGTGTTTGCTTGGCTTCCGGATCACGTCCAAGATGGCCACAGATATGAATATGATTGTATCCCATGTTAATCCTCGATTCTGTCTTTGAGATAGTCTCTTTGATAAGAGAGTTGATTTTGTTGTTCTTGAAGACGAGTGATTCTCTCATCCAAGATCTTGATTTTGTCAGCGACTTCAATTGAATCATTGTTCTTTTTATGATCCTCAATCATTTGACGTATGACTTCACTGATTGAAAGTCTTTGCTGATATGCAAGGTATCGAAGATAATCATTTAAATTATCATCAACTTGAAAGGTAATAGTTGTTTTCATTGTTCCTCCTTTGTGTTAACATCTCATCTATTGTCTATTAAGTCAATAAATATTTATGTTATTATCTAAAAGGGTACTTTAATGAAAGAAAACAAGATGGATGGACTTGGGTTTGTGGATCTGATTGATCAGATGGGTGATTCACTCTCGATTGTAAATGCTGCTCGTGTCAGCTTTGGCAAACGTCACACCGGTGCATTGAGACAACAAGATCGAAAGCTCATCAAATACTTATGGAATCACAAACACACATCTCCATTCCGACACGTGACATTCACATTCCACATCAAAGCTCCGATCTTTGTTTTGAGACAATGGCAAAAGCATCAAGTAGGATCAACATTCAATGAGATTAGTGGAAGATATGTTCGATTTGATTATGAGATGTATCAACCTCACCAATGGAGAGAGTCTGCTGAGAATGTCAAGCAAGGATCCGGAGGACCATTGATGAATCAGAGTGAACCTGCTGATCTTTACAAGTGGGCTGTTCAACATCAATATTTCATATACAATCAATTGCTTGAGATGGGTGTATGTCGTGAGCAAGCTCGTCTCGTGCTTCCATTGTCAACATTCTCAGAGTGTTATTGGACATGTTCCCTCCAGGCACTCATTCACTTTTTGAGGTTGAGACTTGCCAAGGATGCACAGGCTGAAATCACTTATTATGCTGAGGCCATCAAGTCAATCCTTGAGAGAGATGATGACATGAGATTTGTCCTTGAGGTTTGCTTATGAAGTGGCCTGATCATTGGATGAAGCATGCTGTACTCATTGCCTCAATGTCACCTTGTCCACGTGGTCAAGTGGGAGCGTTCATCATTGATGAGAATAACAATCCAATCTCAGCCGGCTTCAATGGTCCTCCTCGAAAGTCAGAATCAAATCTTTGTGGAAGTGGGAACCGTTGCTTGAGAAATTGTCAATCAATTGAGTCAGGTACAAGAACGGAAGTTGGATGTCATCATGCTGAGCAGAATGCAATCTCGAACGCTGCTCGAAAAGGAGTGAGGCTTGAGGGAGCTTGGATGGTTGTCTCAGTTCCTCCTTGTTTGGCCTGTGCTAAGTTGATTCATCATGCTGGCATCAAGCGAGTTCATGTTTTAGATTGCGAATACTCTCAAGATGGTGTAAATTATCTTTCATTCAATGGGGTGGATGTGTTTTTTTCAAACTGAAATAT